TTTCCCGGCGGCCAGAACCTTGGAAATCGCCGAGCAACTGTCGCCGGTCAGCCCGCCTTACAAGGGCTACAAGTACGTCTTCGACGATAAATTCCTGGCCAGCCGCATCGAACAGGTGGATAAGCCCGATGACGCTATGCTCAAAGTCTGGGAGCCGCCCGAGGCCACCGGCGCTTATGTCATTGGTGTCGATCCATCCGGTGGCGGTGGCGGCGAGAGCGATGACCATGCCATCGAAGTTTTGCGTTGCTACGCTGATAAAGTGGTTCAGATTGCGGAGTTTCAGTCGAACCGACCCCTAACATATCAGCTAGCTTGGGTGTTAGCTCATCTAGCCGGCGCGTACCGGGATCATATCGCAAACTTGGAAGTAACTGGAGTGGGCGCGGCTGTTTTGCCTGAAGTGAGAAACCTCCGTCAATTAGCGGAACGCGGCATTCTGCAAGGCGAGCCGGGTACAGAAAACATCCTGAATATGATTGGCGCAGTACGCTGGTTTCTCTACAAAAGACCTGACACGCTAGGAGGAGCTGGAAACGTAATAGCGTGGAAGGCGAACTCAGACAATAAGCATCAGGTGTATTCGGAGCTGCGGGACAGTCTGATGCTGCGGCGCTTGGAAATCCGATCGCCGCGACTAATAGCGCAAATGCAGTCCATCGTCGAAGACGACGGCTGGATCGGGGCCGGTCCCGATACTGGAGAAAACGATGACCTCGTCTCTGCACTGGTCTTGGCTCATCACGCTTGGGTGGAGTGGCGTCGTCCTATGTTGGTGGCTCGTAACCTTACCTGGGATACGGTAAAGGGCGACCGCCCGCCGCAGGATATGAGCACGGTGCTATCGTTCGCTTTCAGCCAGCACATGGCGATGATCAATCGCCACTCGCGGGTGCGCAAGGAGCGCTTCTAAATGCGCAATTACGCGCGCATCCCGCCGCCGCCGACTTGGCTGCTGGCAGCGGTTATCATCGCGCTGGTTCTGACGGCTGCTGTTAAAGGACACGGAGAGTTACTATGCCCATCGTGCGAACCTACGGATGCGGCGACTGCGGCCACTTCATGGAAATTACCCTGACGATGGAGCAGGTCGACGATCCCCCGCCCAATTGCCCACGCTGTGCGACTGTCACACAGCAACAGTTCAAGCCGATTGCCATCGGTGGTTCGACTGTCGGCAAAGCCGTAAAGCTCGCCGAGACAATTGCCGCCGAAGACTACGGCGTCGCCGACATGCAGCACGACACCCGGCACGGCGGCACGCCGAAAGTAAGATACAAAGATCAGGGCAACACCCTGCAGCAATCGCAAATGAGTAGCTGGGGCGCGTCCGGCAACGTCATGTCCGAGGCCCTGGCGCTCGGCCGCCAAACCCGCATGGCCAATGGCGGCTATAGCGGCGTCGACACCCTGCAGGCCATGCTTAAGAGCGGCGAGCAGCCCGACCTGATTGAGGCTTCAAAACGGCGAGCGATGAAAGTCTGGTAGCCGATGCCGATTTTGTATAATCGCGATTTGCTGATTTTCGACGAGCTGCAGATTACCAAGCTGCGAATGCCGCAGTTGATCAAGCTGGAGCGGCTGTTGTGGACTTGGATGGACAAGACCGGTGGCGCGGCTAACATCGCCAAACTTCTGAACATCATTCATCGTGAAGTCGAGTGGCGCGCTATGGAAACGGACTGGCACTGATGCTGCGCATTCCCGACAAGGACCTCGAACTCTGGGTTAAAGAACTCGCCGACGAGTGTATGGCGTCAGCCGAGGAACGCGGGCTCGTCTACACCCGCGCCGCGCAATATTATTATCAGGGCACCTACGACAGCCGCGCCGCGATCTACAACAAGTGCAAATCGTTCATCGACAAGCTGGCCGGCTTTCTCATGCAGCCGACCGACGTTCGCTTCTCCATGATCTACGACGACAACGAGCCGGACAGCGTGGTCGAGCGCGCGCAATTGGTATCCGATAAACTGAGCGCTGACTATCGCCACTCTGATAGCGACGTTACTTTTGCCGAGAGCGTGGTGTGGGCGCTGATCAACGGCTGCACGCTCCTCAAACATATGCCGACCGACGACGGCTTCCAGCTCGGCATGGTGCATCCGCAGAATTTCGGCGTGCTCAGCGAGACCACACTGCACCTCGACGAACAAGAAGCTTTTTGCCATGTCAGTTATCCGACCGTTAGCCGGCTGCGGTCCGTGTTGGCCGAGCACCCCCATCGCGACAGAATTCTGGAACGCATCAGCGAAACCCGACCCGGTGAGCAAGACAGCGAGCGGCCGACCTATTTTCATCAGATGGTGGTGGGGGGCCTCAACCCGCTGGGTGATTATCCGGGCGGTGCCCCGCGTTCGGAAGCAGCAGGCATTGTCAATGTCTTTCCCGTCCCGACACCCTGGCGGCCCAATCGCAAACTAGCTCCCACCGTCAAGCACTGCGAGCTGTGGATACAGGACCGCGACCGCGATGGCGACTACACCACCATCCAGATGATCTACGGCCACGAGCCGATCATCATCGAGGGCGACAAGACCCGCCGCAACCTATCGCGCATTCCCGGCCGGCAGCCGTTTGTCAAAATCCAGGGCCAGCCGACCCCCGGTTATTTCTGGGGCCGCTCGCTGCTCTCCGACGTGCAGATGCTGCAGGATATTTTGAACAAACGATTGCGCGACTTGAAGATCATGTGGGACCGCAACGTCGCCGCGCCGCAGGTATTCTCCGGCTTCACCTCGATCACCGAGGAGCAGTACTACAAGATCATCAGCGAAGGCGGTTTTATCAATGATCCGAACCCGAACGCTAAGGCCAGCAAGCTGGTTGACCCGCCGCCGGCCAACTATCTGGAAGAACTTCAATTCCTGTTTCAGCTCTTTGACGAGGCTTCAGGATTCAGCCCCGTCATGTCGGGCCAGGGTGAACCAGGGGTGCGGGCGGGGGTCCATGCCCAAACCCTGGTCCGTACCTCGACGCCGCGACTGATCGATCAGGCGGCGCGCATCGAGCGCCAGCTCAACGAGAGCGGCTATCTGTGCTTCCGCATCATGCAGGCCATGGACGGCCGCATCTACACCACCGCCGACAACAAGATCGAATTTCTGCTCAAGCACATGCCGGACAGCTTCCAAATCCAGGTCGATAGCCACTCGGCCTCGCCGGCCTTCGCCGAGGACAATCGTCAGGTGGCTATTGCGCTGGCCCGCGCCGGTGCGGTCGACGCCGAGGATCTGATCCACATGCTGCATCCGCCGGGCGCGGAGCTATTACTGGCGCGGCTGCGACAGCGCCAGAAGAAGCAGGCCGAGGCCGCGCAGGAGGAAAAGAAGGAGGAGCTGGTCAAGGGCGTGCTCGGCTTCCCCAGCGGCGGCCGCAAGTCCAGCGGTGGACGAAAGCGGCAGTAATGTTGTAGCTTTGCGACCGATGTAACACATTGTGTCGCAATCGATGTCGTTTCTCGACAGCGCTGCTGCTCCTGAAGCCAACGAAGCCCCGCCACCGGCGGCTGCGGCGCGTCCTCCCGGCGGTCCACCGCAAGGTGGCGGCCCGGTGCTCGCCGCGCTAGCCAATCGACAGCGCAGCCCGCAGGTCAGCGCGCCCGGTCCCGGCGATGCCGCCTCGTCAATGACGATGGTGCAGCATGCCATCGGTTTGTTGTCGCAAGCGCTGCCCGGTCTGCAGGCCGGCACTCCCATTCAGCAGGACGTGCTGCGCGCCACGCAGCGCTTGAGCAAACACGTCTCTGGCGGCAGCCCCAGCGCCGGCATGCAGAAGACCCATCTGATGGACATGCTGGCGAGCCTCGCCAAGAATTTCATTCTCAGCAACATCATGAACCAGCAACAGCAGGGCGGCGCTGGCGGCGCTGGCGGCGCGAGTCAGCCGCCCGGCCGGTCCGCCATTCCGGGGGCGATGGCGCAAGCCCCGATGCCCTCGACCCCGCTGCCAGGGTCGTAATACAAGGCGACACGTTGTAACACATGGCCTGTTATCGTATTGTCGCCTTCCGCGAGAGCGGCCCGGTGTCCCAGTGCCCGATCAAGTTCAATGATTTTGAGGCCGCCAAGTTTTGTGCCGAACTGTCGCTCTATCATTTCGGCGACGGCTGGACGGTACTGGTAGAGGAGAATGACGATGGCGCAGAACAGAAGCTACGACCCGCCGATCACGACCCCGCCCGAGACCCCGCCGCGAACAATCCTGCAGGTTGATACTCAAAGCGAAGTGAGCGAGTGGGGCGCGATCCCGAAGATCGTTCCGAAGCCTGAAGGCGGGGTGCCGCTGCAGCCGAACATCATCGGCAAGTCCAACAACAACTGAGTCCGCCGATGCCGCGCACCATACCGGACGAGGAATATCAATTCCTCCAGGGCCGTCGTCAGATCGCCGATTTCGTCGAGAGCATCTATCAAGACCCAGCACTGACCAAAGAAGCCAAGGCTCTCATCAAAAAGAAATATCCCAACCTCGCCATTCCCGACTACGACCTCGAAACCAAAGTCGAGGAGCGCTTTGCGGCCGAGAAAAAAGAGCGCGACGACCGCGAGGCCGAACAGCGCAAGACCGAGGAGCAGCAACGCTTCCAGAACGTCCGCAAGGACACGCAGAGCAAGTACGGCTTCACCGACAAGGCCATGGAGGAGCTAGAGCAGTTCATGGTCGACCACAATGTCGGCGATTACGAAGTCGCCGCTGGCTACAAGGCCAGCAAAGAACCCAGGCCCAGTGACGTGACTTTTAACGATGGACGCTGGAACCACGACAAGGCTCCCGGCTTCCAGGAAATCGCCAAAGACCCCGAGGGGTGGGCGCGCAGCGAAATCCTCAAGTCGCTTTACAGCGACGAAGAACGTCGCAAACAGCAGAGGTTCTAAGTCATGCCGATCCTGGGTAGTGGGCTGATCCCGTCGGGACCGATTGGTCTCGAACTCGAAGCCACCGTGCGCCGCGTGTTCGCGCAAATGGTGGTCATTCTCATTTATCGGCAGAACCCGCTGCTGGCGTTACTGCTCAGAAATGCCATCCGCGCTAGTGGCGGCGTCAGCCCGTACACCCAGCCGGTGCAGACCGGGCAGTATGTCACCAGCTCGTGGATTGGGCCGGCCGGGCAGTTCAACTTGCCGACCGACGTGGCGGCGACGGTCAACGCCGAGTTTAATTTGTGCGCGCTCGCAACTCCGGTTTCATCTCTCGGCCTTGAGCAGTTAGTGACGCAGGATGCGATTGCGGTTGCTAGCCGGCTAATGCTCAAGCTCAATGATCTGAAAAACTCGGCGTTGAAGACATTGTCGACTTCGTTGTTTGGCTCCAACTCCGGCAACGTCGCGTTGCAGATGTTCGGTCTGCTCGACGCCTACGACGACGGCACCACGGTCGATGTCTATGGCGGACTGTCACGCGCGACCTATCCGACTTGGGCCGGCCTGAAAGTCCCGGCCGCCGCCGCGATCCTAACCCGCGCCACCATGATCCCAATGCTGCTCAATGCCGCCAAGCATTCCGGCGGCGAGGCGCTCGATTTCGTGGTCATGGCGATCGAGGACTGGACCACGTTGATGACTGACTTCATGTCGGTCGAGCGCTACAACAATGATCCCTCCAGTCGCTGGGGCAAGGATGATCCGGTCAATTCCGGCTTCCGTGGTTTGTTGCTCGGTGACACGCCGATCTTCTTCGATCTGAATTGTCCGAAGGGAACTGCGATCGGATTTAACAGCAAATACATCACCTTAGTCATACATGAGGATGCAAATTTCGCCTGGACTGGGTGGTATTCGACCATTCCACAAGGTCAGATTGCATCGGTCGGTCTGTCGCTCACCGCGCTTAATCTGGTCTGCTCCAAGCCGTCGACAGGAATACTGCTTCAAGGCATCACCGGAGGCGCAACATTCGGACCCGCGCCGCCTCCATAAGGGCGCGATATGCCAAGTCTTTACCCAAACGGCGATCTCGTTCCCACTGGACCGAGCCCGTGCGGCCCGCCGCCGCCAGCGCTGCCACCGCGAGCGCCGCGCTATGTCATTCCAGGCTCGTTCTGGCTCGACCCGGCCTATGCCGAGATGGCGCGACGCTCGACGCCCTGGCGTGGCGGCTGGCCGTTCCCGCGAGTGCCCTGGCCGGCCGAAAGTGAAAGCCGCGCTGCCGGTACCGGATTGATTTCAAGCGCACCACCGTGCCAGCCGTGTCCATCCTGGCTCCCTTGGTGGCGGCGTCCGCATGCTCAGCAGTGGAAGCGGTAAATGGCCGAGCCAGAGCTACAAGCAGCGCCGGTCGTCAGCAGCGTCACACCAAACCTCGGCCCGCCGGCTGGCGGCACTTCCGTGACCATCGCCGGCACCGGCTTTACTGGCGCGACTTCTGTTCGATTTGCCGGCCAACCAGCGACCAATGTTGTCGTTGTCAGCGACACCTCAATCACGGCGAAGACACCACCAGCATCGAAAGACGGCTTCGTCAGTGTGTCTGTCACCACGCCTGGCGGCACTGGCGCGTCTGGCCCGACCGCATTCAACTACACTGGAGCCACCGGAACGAGCGATGTGTTCCCCGCCTTCGTGCCGATCATTCCGCCGCCGCCGATCGGTGCAGCCCAGACCATTCCGGCCTTTCCACCGCCGACCCCGCCGCCGATCGGGCAAGTCCCAGTAGGCCCGCTCGTCGGTCCGGCCATAGCGCCCGCCGCGGTGCCTCCCTCCGTGGCGGGCGTCGTGCAACCGACCTACAAGACCGGCAGCGCGACGACGCCGGCCGGTTATTTCCCGTCTTTCACCACGACGACTGCATACGCCGGCTTTCCGAACAATCCGCCGGCCGGCGTGCCCATCGTGTTCTCCAACATTTTCACCAATCCGACGTTCAGTGCTGGCGCTTGGCATCCGGTCGCGGTGCCATCGACGCCCACCGTGGCGCAGATTACACTCGACGGTGCTTCCAATCTGACCCCGGTGCTCGCCGATGCTGGCTCAGTACATCTCGGACACGAGGAACCTGCTGAACGATATGCAGGGACAGTTTTTCCCGGAACCGACGCTGACGACCTACATCAATCGCAGCCGACGAAGAGTAGCCGCCGCAAGCGGCTGTCTGAGGGTGGTCCCGCCGGGCGTTCTGACCCAACCTAATCAGGAAGTTTATCCGTTCGCCGCCTGGAATGCGCTGGTGCAGCAGACCATGCCCGGCGTGCAGTCGGTCTTGTCCTGTCGCTCGCTCGCCGTCGCGATCGGCGGCAAGTGGCAGCAACAAGACAACGGCCAGTGGATCATTGCCGGCGGCGCGTGGAAGCCGATGTGGCGACGCATTGTCTGGACCGACTTCCAGGCGCGGTTTCGCATCTATGGCCGCACCTTCCTCGGCGTCCTGTCAGAGCCGGGCTGGTACTCGCAATTCGGCGAAGGCGCGCTGAGCGAACTTTATCTCGCGCCGATCCCGACGCAGGCGATGCCGATGGAGCTGGACCTGTCCTGCGTCCCTACCCCGCTGCTCACCGACAATGATCCCGATCCGATCCCCTACCCGTGGACCGACGCAGTGAGCTACTGGGCCGGCGTGCTGGCATTAATGCAACAACAGAGACGTGAAGATGCAGCCGCGCTGGCGCAGGTGTTCAACGCCGAAATGCCGTTCGCTGCGTCTGTGGTTTGCCCGCAGATGATCCAGACTGCGTATGGGGCCGCCGTTCGCTCTGCTTAGCTTGCAAAACAGCCGCATGCGCCTCTTCCTTGGTTTTGAAATAGCCGAGGCGTTTACCGCCGTAATTTGCCGCCCACGGTTTGAGTAGTCGAACGAAGGTTACGCCTGCATATCCACTGGTGTTGTTTCTCTGAAGACGATGACGGTTCCGTTGATTTTCCCCTTTACTCACATCACGCAAATTGAGCCAACGATTGTCGAGCGAATTCCCATTGATGTGGTCAATCACACCAACAGGCCACTCGCCGGTCATGTAAAGCCACGCAAGACGGCTTGCTCTGTGATGCCGGTTGGCAACCCAGATGACCAATCTTTTGTACCCGGTAGAAAGCGTCTGCACGCAGCCGACCTTGCTACGCCATCTTTGCCAGTAATGCGAAATCCAACGAAATTCGCCAGTTTCAGGATTGTAGTGCAGAACCTCGCGCAGGCGCGCGGCAGTGAGTATGCTACGTTTAGCCATGGGCCTATCTCAGCTAGGTTTGTGGTTAGGCGCGCGGGCAAGGTGACACTTGCCCGTACGCCGACAGGATTTTAACGCATGCCAATCCAGAGCGCCAACCCTTATGAGCTGTTCACACTCGATCAATGGAAGGGGCTCAATCAGCAGGGCCGCCGCGGCGCGATCGACGATCAGGAAGAATGGTGGAACGAAAACCTGTTTGCCATCGGTCCCGGCAACCTGCGATCCTGCTGGGGCCACGGTCCTGCGATTTACACCGCGCCGGCCGGCACCGTCATCCTTCGCATCTTTTTCGGCTTCATCGGCAACGAAACAGGAGAGTTCAATGTCCCGCCTCCCGGTCGCCTCGGCTGGATGTTCCTCAGTGACGGCAGCATCGACCAAGTCGATCTCGACACCCGCGCCGTCAATCGGATCGCTGGTGGAGCAAATATCTGGGAGCCCATC